ATAATTATAAATTTATAATGATTCTAAATAAGGAACACTAATACACTCCAGGATCACTCGTAACAACCTGACTGCTTTTTCGCATTACATTCACCCATTTAGGTCTAAAGAAAAAATACTTTCCTGCATCACTCATATTGGTAGAGAACATAGGAAGCTTTAATAAGGGCAGTTTCTCACTGCTTTTATCTTTATGGAGTGTTTTTGATCCGTTGGCACGGGTTTTTATTTTGAGCTTTGCGAGCTCCATCGAACTCTTAAGCTCACGGCAACCATATTTATCAATTTTTATTTTTGGTAGATCTTGACTGTACTCACCTAACATGGTTTTCATCAAACTATATTCTTCTTCTTGCATGATGGTCGCTTGATTACGATTCATTAAATTAACGGTCCATCCTGTTGAGCTGCCGTTTTTAAATTCAATAAAATCTTTGAGTTCTGTTGCCCAGTCTCTCCTAATCTTAGAATACTGATTACCGGAACGATCATAATACATATTCAAGACCTTTGTTTTATGATGTCTATAGAAGCTCGTAAATTGATTTGCAAGCTCTTTACTACTAGATGGAGCTAATGTGTAGAAATTCTTTAATAGATAGACATATTTGCCTGCTTCTTGACCTGTTACCATGCTACACATATCCCCAAAATCAACACCACAATCTATTTCTTTGTTATGTTGCACATACTTTAAAGCCAAACTACTTTCTTCTATGGCATCGCCAATTGGAATATTATCATAAAAATTCGATAAAATTCCATCATCATAAAAATGATGCGCTCCAAGATTCACATAAAACTTTTCTCCTTTCTTAATATTCGCACGCAATGAAATAATTGCCGTTTTAAATTCTTCAATACCTAAAGCTTTAAGAGAATCAGTAAAATACCCAGAGGTTAACACGTCTATGTTTACAAAAGAGGAAACCACATAAAAGAAAGTAGAATCTTTTCGGGCGCGTACCCAACGAGCTGTCCAGCGTTCTAATTGTTTTTTTAGATGCTTGACTTTTGTTTTATTCCTATCTTTGATTGCATTGTATAATTGCTCTTTGATATTATTCATGATAAGAGCTGCATGTAAAGCCAATTTTATTTGCTCAATATCCATATCTTTCTCCCTATCTAATATCCAATCATGTTCTCCTTCAGCGACATTAGGCATATCTGTAGTTGCTGTAAATCCTCTATAATAAACAGAATGTGCAAAATCAATATAACCACGTAGAGCAGGCATTAATTTTTTAAGCTTATTGAAAATAACATTTTTCGCTTCATCGACATATATATGTTGATAGGAGTTACCTGCTGCACCTGTAGGTTGATCCATCGATACAAGATTAAAAAAAACGCCATTTCGAATAGAAATTGTGTGTTTGAAATATTCTACTGGCTTATAAGGTTTAGCCCATGAAATTGGAGGTGGTTTTTCTAAAACAAAGTCTCTACCTTCTCGCCAACCTTTTCTTACCCATCCTTCTAAAAGAGAAGGCACAATGTTTTTATGGGCATTCACATAGGTATCTGCAGCAAACACTTGATAGGATCGTGGCATATCATAAATAATATCCATAGACCGTTCTGCAATAATATCTGATGTTTTACCTGTACCACGACCTAGAACAGCAAACATGTTTTTTGGAGCCACTAGATCAATAGTCATCTTAATCCAGTTTGCAAAACGTGTTTCTACGTCAGGATCATTAATGTTTACGTGCGTCTTCCTGCTCATCTGGGAATAGTTTCATTGGTAATACAAAAGCTTCTCTTTTCACCATCATTTTTTCCTTTTCTGTCAGTTCTGGTAAGTTGTCAATCATTTCAGCAACTTTAACCCGATTAAGAGTTGGCATTCCTAATAAACTTGCATCCATTGCATATAATTTGAATGGTGCTTGAAATACATAATCATCATCCATAGCATCTGGCTGATCTAAACCGCGAGCTTTATAGGCATCTAAATAAATAGCGGCTGCTTGTCTAAAGTCTTTGGTGTCTTTTGCTGCCATCATAGCGATAGTGGCTAAGTTGTCTAATTTTTCGGCATAGATATTACGCCAAGCGGCATTTGATATTTCGGCAGAGCTGTAGAAATACTCCATCGAATCATTATAGATTTGATTGGCTAAGTACCTGGACAGGTTTTCTACTTTCATCAAATGTTTAATGATGATTTCTTTGGTGCCGTATTTTTCTACACGAATATACATACCTCGCACCTTATCTAATAAATCAAGATAGCGGATGATTTCTTCAGGTGCATTGTCGGGAGATCCTTTTTCTATATAGTCAAGAATATCCTGAAGGCTGATATTTTCAAGCTTCATCGCCATAGAGTATTCGTTTTTTTAAGTTTTCTAATTTATTGGCTTCACTATGCTTATCAAATATTTGCGTAGCGGTCAAATTGCCTGTTTTAGCAGCTTCTAACATGGCATTGTCTATCTCAAATTGCGCGGTAAGCTGACCACGATCATAGGCTTCGCGAACCAAACTATCAGGATTGTCATATTCTAGCTTAAAAGCACGTTTATTGACGCCTAAATACAGGGAAATTTGTGAAGGTCTGTAGTTAACAGCGGCTAAATTTTCAATAGTTAGCAACTGTACTCCAGTAAATTGTATGCTATAAGGTACTATATCGCTCATCGTAGCTTGCTTTCTGTAAATAATTTCATTCTAAAATCATATAAACCCTTACTTTGGGTGAATAAATATTGCTCATATTGTGCATTTGCGGCCCAATTACCTGAGCCTTCTATCACATAATAGCCGTGATCGGTCTCCATTAAGCTGACTTTTGCATGTACCCAGGTGTATTTGATCTTAAAATTAGGGCGATGCAACAGCTGTGCATTTAAATAGTCAATTACGCTTGGGTTTCGACTTTTTAAAGAGTCTGAGACTAATACTTCAATTTGCTCTATTTGTCCCTTATCGTAGAGCTGTATAAGTGCATCAATCACTTTACGGTTAATAGAGTAGGTCGTAGCGTGTAATTTCTTAATGCGGCCATATTTACTCATAAATAGAATAAATGTAAACGCATTAAACTGCACATCGCTTTGTAAAAAGAAAAACTCATCGGCACTCGGTAACCTTTTAAGATCCTTATCTAAATTCTTTATTTTCTCATAGTGAGCTAATAGGTATTTAGCTATGTGATGATCCGATGAGTTTTCTTTTTTTGAGACTGTTTTTTTCTCTGTTATATCAAAGTACTTATTTTGCACCCAACTTTGCGTTAATCAGTTCAAGCTCGGCTTTCCAATTTTTAATTTTCTTTTCGAGTTTGATTTTATCTTTGTCTTTTGTGGCAGCTTTTAAAGCATTCCCATCGCGACGCACATAACCTTCTAAATTAGTTTGTCTTTTGGCAGCATCTGCCATGCTCATGGCATTAATACCATCTTGAAGCTTACGTTTTATAAAAATGGGATGCTCTCCTAAGATCTCTCCAGTTTCGTTATAATGCTCCATTTCTGCAAAGATGTCTTGATTGATGGTGAAGTTTTCTACTGCAATTTTAGCAAGTTCAAAAATTTGCTCATTCGTCATGGCAACAGCTTCTTTTCCTTCCTCTGGAATAACAACTAACAAATCTATATGTGCGACAACATATTTTTCATAAGCTGTTTGCTTGTCAGCTACCAATATTTTTAGTTCGTCTGGGCAATCATCGGCAGATAAGAATTGGTATTGTTCTCTGAGCTTAATCACTTCTTTAACTTCGGCTGGAGCTGATGGAAATACTTCATTGGCTTCTTTGGCGGTTATTACGATCACTTCATCATCTGACTCTGGAGTGACTTCTTTATTAGCTTCTGCTTCGGCTTTTTCTTTTTCGGCAATAATATCATCATTCAAATTCGCAATATGGTTTTCAATGGCATTGTCAAGATCTACCTTTTTCTTTCCTGAAGCAGATATATTGTGTTCTTTGATATAATCTCGACGTTGTTTCATCCCTGCATTACCTTTTTCAAATTGTGGTACGACCATCAATTTAAAAGGATTGTCAGCTTCTAGCTGCATAACTTTTGCACTACGGACCATTGCATCGGTAATGCCGTGCAATTTTTTAAGATCATAGAGCAGATTATCTAATAATGACGGCGAATAGCCTGCCATATTCAGATGCCGTACCATACTTGGGTTGGCATAGTCTGATTTTCTATACAAGTCTAAAGCCTGGTTAAATTGCTCTGTTACTTTTTGTGGTAATTCTTGAAAGAATTTAATTACTTGATTTTTCATGATAAAAATGTATTTGTTTTTAAGTGTACAATTAAAGTGTAAAGATTGCACATGCAAATCTTTTATCTATGACATGGGTCGGTCGCAGGGCGACAGCCAATTTTTTACTTATGTGTTATTAATAAAAAAGCCTCTCTAAATGAATAGAGAGGCTTAGTTTAACTAACCAAATATATATTCCAATGAAAGAATAGTCTAGGCTCTTGAAACTTCTTTTAGATACGTATCTGTACCGTCTGAGAAAACTTCTAAATTGATCACTGCATCCTCAAGGGCTACCCATTGCGTACCATCTTTTAATAAGATTGTAGCAACACTAGCTGTAGGAACACCTGTGTCTAAAGTTGCAGGGTTTGCACCACCACCACCAATAAGGCTCACGATAGTTCCTGCTTCTAAATCGATACTAGCAACCGTAATCTCGGCTGTAGGATCAAAGCTTGGTAATTGATACGCTGTACCAGTAGCTACTAACAGATCAAGTGTTTCGTCTGTCGCTACATTTTCTGCAAAGCTGTAACTACCTTCATAGAAACCTGGTATTTTACCATCTCTAATAGATTGCGCAAATACTAAATTAGTTTTTGCACCTTCATTATCATCCATCATTTCACCGGTGAATTTCATCGGATTACAGATACTACCAAAAGCTCTGTTTGAAATGTTTCCACAATTTGCACCTGCCATCAAAATAAAGCCAGTTCCTAAAGAGTTGGCCACAAATTCTGAAATTTCTAATTGCGTACCTGGGTGCATGGCTTCTAATTTATTGATGAATCCTTCTAGATCCTCATCACCTTCAATGGTAATATTCATCTTTTGTGTAGAAGGTGTCGCGTATAATTGCAACATCTTTGCA